AACTGGTGAGCCCGTAATATGTCCGGCAACTTGTAAACCTTTCTCTAAATTTTCGGAGGTATTTAGAGATGTTATACAAAAACAATATGATGATAAGAAGGAGGCGTAAGTCTTCTTTTTTTATTTGCGAAAAAAGAAATTAAAGGAGAACAATATGAATAATGATATTTTAGTTAGACTTCCTAATGAAACAGAAGAAGAATGCTTGTTTAGAATTGGTTCAGCCAAACGTGATGGTTTGCTTGATGCTACATGGGTTGAAATTGCAGAGTTTATGAATAAAACCTTCAGAAACGATGAAACTGAATATTTCTGTGAATCGGCCTACAGGAAGAAATATAAAAATTATATCGATGCCAAAGAGATGTTTGCCAAGCAAGAGGCGACGAGCGACGGCACAGCCGATGAGCTCACCGCGAAGTTGCGTGAGATTAACAAAGAAAGAATTAAACTTCAAACTGAAAAGCTTGAATATAATAAGTGGTTACGCGAAGAGGCGAGAGATGAGTTAATTGCCGAAAAAATTGTAGATGCGGTAAGAGAATATAATTCTTTAATCGCGCCACAACCAATTAGGGTAGACAAACCTTCCCGTAGTGCAATTCTTGCTTTCGGTGATGAACATTATGCTGCTGAATTTACTATTTATGGATTATACGGTGAAGTTATTAATTCATATAGTCCTGAAATATTCGAGCAAAGAATGTGGACTTTATTACATAAGGTAGTGGATATTGTTAAAAAAGAAGATTTAACTACATTACATGTGTTTGCATTAGGTGATTTTACCGACGGAGTTTTGCGTTGTAGTCAACTTATGAAACTAAGATATGGTGTGGTGGAAGGTACGGTTAAATATGCTAATTTTATTGCTAATTGGCTCAATGAATTATCTAAACACGTTAAAGTTAAATATCAAATGGTGTATGGCAATCATTCTGAATTACGTATGTTAGGCCAACCGAAAGGAACCTTTAAAGAAGAAAATACTGGTTTATTTGTTAGAGAAATGATTAACGCTCGCTTAGAAAATAATCCTAATTTTGAAATGGTAATTAATCCTACTGGATTGATTTTTGATACCATCGAAGGATTCAACACCTTGGCTATACATGGTGAAGTGCGTAATATGGAAAACGCCATTAAAGATTTTTCTAATACATATAATACAGATATTCGAATTTTAATTGGTGGACATATGCATCATTATAAAGCTGAGACTGTTGGTATTAATAGAGAAGTGGTAAATGTGCCTTCAATTATAGGTATTGACGATTATTCCATATCCTTAAATAAAACATCAAATCCTGGAGCAACGCTGTTGGTTATTGAAAAGGATGCTGGAATTAGCGTCGAGTATAAAATTAAACTTTAAACAAAACAAAATGATTAAATTAAGGAGATATAAAAATGAGTGAAAATACGAATGTAAAGAGCAAGCTTGTATTTGATTATCGTGCTTGCAGAGCTCTTTTAAAAAGAGGAATGAGGGTTATTGATTGTAAACCTTTAAAAACCGATAAAACTAAACCTGTATTGGTTTTTGAGGACACACCCGAATTTGAAGAAGCTTTAGCTGAAGTTACCGCTGAACTTAAAGCAAAAGATGAAGCAAAAGTAGAAAATGTTATAGCGGAATAATACAAGGAGGTGACGCTAATGGCAACAGGAAAACCAATGGGAAGTAAAAAGAAACCTATGACGACTGCCAAGGAAGCTTCCAATGAAAAGTTCTTGTGTTATTGTTGTGGTACTGAGAAGAAACGCTCAGAATTCTATAAATCTTCAGACCCATTTAACTCTGTTGGCGTCATTCCTTATTGTAAAGATTGTTTGGCTAAAATTGCGAGAAATTATAATGAAAATTATAAACAATTTGGAGATGTTACCAAAGCATCGCTTCAAGCAGCTTGTGAGCGTGCAGATGTGCCGTATTTAGATATACTGTGGGAATCATCGTGTAGAGAGGTAAACGATCCAAGTCTGAAGAAGCCAAAGACGAATGTTTGGTCTGCATATATTAAAAATGTGCAAATGACAAATTATAGCGGGATGCGTTGGCGAGATGGAGATTTATTCAACACGAATAACAACAATCAATCTTTCGATATTCAAGAAAATGCACTAGACCCAGATTCTGAGCAATATGCACTTTATAAAAAAAATAAAAAGGCAGTTATTGATTTTGTTGGGTGGGATCCTTTTAAGAATTACCCTAGAGAAGATGAGTTGCCTTTATTGTATGCACAACTTTTGACATTCTTGGATGATGAAACTAAGAATGATGGCCAAAAGTTAAATGCGGTTATTCAAATTGTTAAATTGTTTAATCAAGCAGAAAAAATTAATACTGCTATTGATGAATTACAGACTGATACTCAAAAAATTCTTGCCAACACTGGCGCAGTTAAATCATTGAGAGATGCTGCAAGTAAGGCAATCAGTGATGCTAATGCATTAGCTAAAGATAATGGCATTTCGGTTAATTTCAATAACAATAAGAGCAAGGGTGCGCAAACCTTATCTGGGAAAATGAAGGAATTGGTTGAAATTGGATTAAGAGAAGCTAAAATTAACACATATGATATTGGTACTTGTGAAGGAATGAGGCAAGTGGCTTTAATTAACGAAGAGTGTCGCCACAAACAGATTGGTTACGATGAAAATATCGCTCAGGAGATTAAAGATATAAAAGTTGAACTTGTTGAAAAATTAACAAAAGAACGAGATGAAGCCGTAGAAACAGCAAGAAGATTGTTGCTTGAGAATAAGGATTTAAAAGATTTCTTGCTTGCTAAACAGCTAGTTAATGAAGATTATGAGGTGATTGAAGATGAGTAATTTAATATTGCCTGATAATTATAAGTTTTTCGAGCAACCACTAGATTATGGTATGACTTATCGTCAATTAAATGATAAAAAATTAACGGCTGAATTTATTCAGTGGGGAAGAAGAAATCCTGATAAGTTTGCAGAAGAGGTATTCGGTATCTCATTTATGGATTATCAAAGATATGTGTTCTTGAACACTTGGAACTCCCAGTTCGTTGTTTGGGCAATGTCGCGTAACGCTGGCAAAAGTATTTTAGGTGCGGTATATCTAATGACTCGTGCATTATTGGTTCCAAATTTTCAAGCGTATATACTTTGTGGCGTTGGATCGCAGAGTATTGAAATGTTCCAAAAAATTGAGAAACTTACATTTAACGCCATACCATCGTTTAAAACATTAACGGATGTATTTCAAGGTGAGGTCGTTAAAAATCAAGCAAATAGCAACGGGTTTATTCATAATCCGAGTTCATATCAGTTTAAGCTTTTTAATAATAGTGGTGTGAATAGTCTTAACGGCTCGTATGACAACAACAGAAGTAAGCGTTCTAATTGCAATTTCTATGATGAATGCGCGTTCTCTCCAGATGAGTTATTTACTACGAGTGAACCATTCATAACCCAATCAAGTGACTTCGCTGACGGCGTGGATTATGATGAAACTGACGCATTAGTAGAACCACCGCAATTTCCAAACCAATGTATTTATGCATCTTCAGCTGGTTCTGTGGATCAATATTTCTTTAGAAAATATAGAGAATGTAGCTTAAGAATGGACGCAGGTGACAAACGATATTTCTGTGCCGACATTAATTGTGATGTTGTTATTAATGCTACAAAACACGGTGTTAAAATGGCCAAGCCTTTGTTGACGCAAGAGGTTGTTGATGCTCGTATGCGTGAAGATAAAGAAGCTGGCCTTCGTGAATATCATAATATTTTTACCCATGACAGTAGCGAACAGAATATCTGCAAGAGAGCGGATATTATTCGTAATTCAGCGCCCAGAATCCCGGACTTAAAAAATAAAGACAATAAATCTTTATATGCCATAGCATACGACCCTGCACGTCTTGCTGACTGTAGTGTAATTGGTGTTGCAGAATATTATAAAGATGAGCATGTTGGTTGGAAAATGAAGATTGTTAATGTTATATCGCTTGTAGATATAATGAAGAAAAATAAAACACCTATGAACACACCCAATCAAGTGGCCGAATTAAAAAAAACAATTTTAGCATATAATGGTGAACAAGTTGCAGACTACGAAAATATTATCGGCATTTTAGTTGATGCTGGTTCGGGTGGTGCAGGTGTTCCGATTACCGACTTTTTGTGCGAAGATTGGGAAGATGCAAGTG